GGCTCTTGCAAAAACCAAAGAGTCTTTTGAGTTGTTCAATGGTGATCAAACAGATAACTACTTTCTGTTTACTAACCCTCACCAGTTTGGTAAGTCTATCAACATTCGTATGACACCAATTCGTGTCGTATGTAACAACACTCTCACACTTTCTTTGTCAAAAGAATCTGACAAGATGGTTACTGTAAATCACCGTAAGGCATTCGACCCAGACATGGTGAAAGAACAGATGGGTATTGCTCGTGAGAAGATGGAACAATACAAATCAATGGCAGAATTCCTTGGTGGAAAACGATATACTGCTGATAACGTAATCCAATACTTCAATGAGGTATTCGGTGCGCCTGCGAAAGAAAAGGTTGACAATGTTATTCCTTTCACTTCTCGTAACGCAAAGATTGCCTACGAAAACTTGGATACACAACCTGGCGCTAACTTTGCTCAAGGTTCATGGTGGACTGCATTTAACTCAGTCACACACATGACTGACCACTTGCAAGGTCGTGAGAACGACTCTCGCTTGCAGTCTGCATGGTATGGACGTAACCGTAAGGTGAAGTTGAATGCACTTGATAAGGCACTTGAATACGCCGAGGCTGCATAAAAAAAGTTGCAAAAGGGGTTGACATTTATCCCCTTTTGCGTTATATATAATAAGGGTGCAGTTCGTAAGACGCCCTGTTGACACAAAATATATGCTTACTCTGTGTCACAAAATACGGTTTTGGTAGTTTCCGCCCAAAAAACTACCACTTTATAAATAAACGTGATACGCCTAATGGGTATCACACTGTAACTTGCTTAAAAAGGAGAAACAAAATGGTAAATACAGCTCTTACAGACCCTTTCGACAGGGTTAAAACCTACTCTATCGGATTCGATAGAATGTTTGACAGACTACTTGATGATAGTCTTGTTACAACAACAAACTACCCCCCATACAATATCGTTAAAGTTGATGACGAGCATTATGCAATTCAGATTGCAGTTGCTGGTTTCAGTAAAGATGATATTGAAATCGAAACAAAAGAAAACACTCTTGTTGTGAAAACAAAAGAGAAAGATGGAGAACTGGTAGACGATACGACTTATCTGCATAAAGGTATTTCAAATCGTGCATTTACACGTTCTTTCACTATTGCTGACGATGTGGTAGTTAAGGGTGCGACCTATGAGAATGGGTTGTTAAATGTTGAACTTGAGAGAATTATCCCAGAAGAGAAGAAACCTCGTCTGATTAAAATCAAGTAAAACAATAAATGTAAGAGGGGAAAAATGTATTGACATCTTCCCCTCTTTATGATATGATATGCAATATCACATAATGTGATACTTTAAATAATGGAGATAAAATGGCTAGAAAAGCACAAACTAAAAAAGCAAAAGTTCTGAAACTTCTTTCAAGTGGTAAAAATATTACTTGGAAAACTCTAAGAACTAAATTTGATTTGACTTCCCCAAGAGCAATGATTGATACACTTAGAAATGAGGGTAATTGCATTTACACTAATACTGTAGATGGAACTACTGCTTATCGTCTAGGTGAACCATCAAAGGCGATTATCGCTGCCGGACTGAAGGCGTTTGAGGGTGATTACTCATACGAGTCTCGTTACTCTAACTAAGTCTCACTTTAGATGGGGGGGTTATCCCCCCATCATTACTATAGGATGTAAATTGTGAAAAAGATTGACTACAAATATTCAGAGGATAAAATCCTCAAAGAGTTGCAAGAGTATATTGATAAAACTTACTCTGCACATTATTCCCACAACAGATTTCAAGCAACAGAATTTATCATGGACTCGGGCCATGGAGAAGGTTTTTGTATCGGTAATATTTTAAAGTATTCCCAAAGATACGGAAAAAAGGATGGCAAGAACAGAAATGACTTGCTAAAGGTGATCCATTATGGTATAATGGCTCTACATAATCATGACACAACGGAGAATAATTGATGAAACTTAGTAATGAAACCAGAGAAGTTCTAAAGAACTTTTCTACCATTAACCAGAATCTACTGGTAAAAAATGGTAATGTGATAAACACAATGTCTGCAATGAAGAACATTGTATCGAAAGCAACTATTCCAGATACGTTCAACACAGAATTTGCAATCTATGATTTGAATGAATTCCTATCTGCACTATCTCTTTTCAAAGATCCAACTTTGGATTTTACTGATAAAGAGGTAAAACTAAAAGAAGAAGGTGGTGGTAGTTCATTGAACTATTTCTTCAGTGACCCATCTATTGTCACTGCTCCTAAAACTGAAATCACTATGCCTTCAGTTGATGTGGAGTTTACTTTCACACAGGATACTTTCAATCAAATCTTGAAGGCGTCTGCTGTCCTTGGTGTGCCTGATGTAGTTCTTAAAGGAACTGCTGGTGGTGCAATCGACTTGACTGTTACTGACAGAAAAAACGATACATCCAATGACTTCAGTATCACAGTTGGTGAAAACTCACCATCTGATTTCACATACTTCTTTAAGGTTGAAAACCTAAAACTTCTTTCTGGTGACTACAAGGTAGAAGTATCTTCAAAAGGTATCTCGCATTTTACTAATGTGAATAAACCAATTGAATACTTTATTGCACTTGAAGCCGCATAATGTATCATAAACTAGTCATTAACCCACTTAATGACTCATATGTGAAACATTTTTGACAAGGAGATATATTATGAATGATGTGATGCTTTGGGTGGAGAAATATCGTCCATCCAAAATCAGTGAGTGTATTCTTACTGATGATTTAAAAAAGACTTTCCAGACCTTTGTAGATGAAGGACATATCCCAAATCTTCTACTATCGGGTGGGCCTGGCGTAGGTAAAACCACAGTTGCAAAAGCAATGCTTGAGGAACTTGGTGCTACTTATATGATGATTAACGGTTCAGAGGAATCGGGAATTGACGTTCTGCGAAACAAGATTAAGAACTTTGCGTCTACTGTCTCTATGGATGGTAATCGTAAGTTTGTGATTCTTGATGAGGCAGACTATCTGAATCCTCAATCCACACAACCCGCTTTGCGTGGATTTATTGAAGAGTTCCATAAGAACTGTGGTTTTATTTTAACCTGTAACTTCAAGAACCGTATCATCGACCCTTTGCACAGTCGATGCTCTGTAATAGAGTTTCGTATTCCATCCTCTGAAAAACCATCACTTGCCGGACAATTTTATAAAAGAGTTCAAGACATCTTGAAATCTGAAGGGGTTCAGTTTGAACCTAAGGCTGTTGCTGGTGTTGTTGAGAAACACTTCCCAGATTGGAGAAGGGTTCTTAATGAACTTCAGAGGTATTCTGCTTCTGGTATGATTGACGCTGGAGTTCTTGTCAACATCTCAGAAACGAATATGAAGGACTTGGTTACTTTCCTTAAAGAGAAAGACTTCAAGTCTATTCGTAAGTGGGTTGCAAATAATCTAGACAACGATCCATCTCGTGTGTATCGTAAAGTCTATGATACTTTGTATGAAGAAGTCCAACCACAAAGTGTTCCTCACCTTGTGTTATCAACAGCAGACTATTCTTACAAATCCGCCTTTGTCGCTGATCAAGAAATCAATATGCTTGCATATATGATGGAGATTTTGACACAGGTGAATTTCAAATGAGTTATGAATTAAAAGAATATCTAAACTCTCTTAATGTCACAAAGGAAAATCTGATGGATTCAGATGATCCTATGTGGGAAAAGAAATATTCATCGTTTATTATTAACAAGTGTCTAGCACCTTTCTCAGACACTATTATGTTAGTTAATGAAATGAATATGCGTCATCACCTTGACAACAAACTACAATATGACTTTTTACTAAATACTATTAGGTCTAAGAAACGATTTGCGCCTTGGGTAAAGGCAGATAAGTTGAAAGATTTAGAGTATGTAAAAGAGTATTATGGTTATAGTAATCAGAAGGCCAAGGCTGCTCTGAAAATACTTGATAATGAACAAATAACTACTATAAAAAATAGTTTGAATAAAGGTGGAAGAAAATGAATGAAATCGCTTGGCAGCCTGAAAGGATGCTGGAAGTAAAACTAAAAGAACCAGATGACTTCCTAAAGGTTCGGGAGACGCTATCTCGTATCGGAGTAGCATCTCGTAAAGAAAAAAAATTATATCAGTCTTGTCATATCCTACATAAACAAGGCAAATATTACATTGTCCATTTCAAGGAACTCTTTGCACTTGATGGCAAAGAAACCAATCTAAACGAAAACGATATTTCAAGACGCAACTCAATTGCTGGATTACTTGGTGATTGGGGGTTGATTGAAATAGTTGGAGAAGCTGAACCCAAAGCACCGCTTTCCCAAATTAAAGTAATCGCTTTTAAAGAGAAGGATGAGTGGGAATTGGAGACAAAATACAATATTGGTAAAAAGAGAGACCAGTAAATGGCAGTTTCGTTTTCTAAATTTGTAACAGAACAACAACAACCTCTTAAAGAGGTAGACATTCAAGTTGCTGTTCTGACAAAAGTTCGTTCTAAGAACAAGGAATTGGTCAGTAATATGATTGATTCTGCTTGTAAAGACATGGGCGTGGAATGTCACGTTATTAATGTCAAGGACGCTTGGGTGTCTAAGAATGATTTGGAAAAAGGAACACTTACTATCTCTAATGCAGATGGTAATGATAATGAAGTAGAATTTGATACTAGTCGAACAGTTTGTTTTGTTCGTGCAGGCGTTTTGGAAGATGAGATTGGACTTGCAATCTTAGGTATCTTTGAGAATGCTGGTGCATTTATGATTAACAATCGTGACGGTATGATGACTTGTGATAACAAAATGTCATCCTATATCTCTTTTGAAAGAGACAATATTCCTGTTCCCAAAACATCTCTTGTATCTAACGAAAAATCTATTGAATACGCCCATGAAAAGATTGGTGGAAAGTTTCCAGTTATTATCAAAACAATTACAGGAACACAAGGTATTGGTGTTTCTATTGTTAATGATTTTCAAAGTATGGTTTCTGTTATTCAATCTCTTTGGAAGTTTAAGGCAGAACTACTCATACAGGAATATTTAAAGTTTGATTACGATATACGAACAATCGTAATGAATGGTAAGATTCTAGCATCTACAAAACGTATTAGACCAGAAAATGATTTTCGTTCTAATAGACACAGAGGTGCAACAACAGAACCGCATGAACTTACTGAAAAAGAACGCAAGGCAGTCCTCGCTGCAGCTCGT